CCAGCCGCTACGTTAGTTCCACCTTCAATTAAGAAACCATTCGTGCCAAACGTAAGCCCAGAAGCATCGTTGATCTGCCAGAAGCCATCGTCTGTTGTTTCACCAAATGATGATGGTGTTAATTGTAGGCCATCAATAAAAGTAACATTTGCATAATATGCGTCAGTAAAAAAACTACTAAGACCAGCGCCTATACTATGTCCAACAGCAGAGTTCATAAGGAAAACTTGATTATTGCCGGGATTACTTCTTGTCTCAAAATCTGTTACCTCTGTCCCATTAATGTACATCTTTAATCGGTTTGCAGCAGCTATTGCAGCATTTGTATTAACAGCAACAACTATATGATAATAGGCACTAAAATCTCGTATTAACTGCGTGGTTCTAAGACGACCTTTAAGGGCTGAACCATGATACATTTGGAAATCAAGCATACCACTAGATAATTGAAGAACGTCAATGTCAGTAGAATCATTTGTTCCAGCCCTAAATATAGTTTTGGCATCTCCTCCAACATTAAACTTTACAATAACTGAAACAGTAAATATTTTAGTATTCCCAGCTTTAAATGTTCTTTTCAAAACACTATCTGAACCATTAAACAGCCCAGAGCCTTCAATGACGTAGCCATGAACCCACTCAATGCCATTCCATGTTGCAATTGTATTAGCAGTGATAGCATTAAAAGATGCAATGCTATCTTCAGCAATAGCGTTTAATGTAGATATAACAGCCATTAAACAAGCACTACAAAATCAGAGGAAGGCTGAAAGAATACAATATCAGCAGTTAGAGCGTAGCCCACTGTTCTTACGATATCTCCAGAACCTGTAGGTTTAGTGTGTGTCATAGCGCCCAATGTTCCGCTAACATATAAAGCTGCTCCCGGAGTAAAATTAAATGTGTCATTTCGTATAAAAGCTCCGGGTAAAGCTACGTTTACAGCAGCCCCGCTAGATGCTGCCGCTAAAGTAATGCCCAACATATTTATAGACGTACCAGCCGCATCTGAGTCAGCCTCTAACCAAGTGCTAGAACTTCCAAGAAAAACAAGATCAAAGGCTGCACACCCGTATCCAGCATTTAGTGAAGCAGTCTGTGGCCCGTTAGCTGTACTGTTAGCCGCTGGAGTAGCATCTATTGGATGCGCTCCTAGTCTTACTGCTGCAAGATTAGCCGCTGTAACTGCTCTAGCGGTATCGCTTCCTGCTATTGCTTCTGCGTCAGTAGCTAACTCAACTATACCAGCAGCAGTAGCAGATGTAGTATTAGAAGCCATAATAATATTAGAGCCTTCAATCGCTAACACACCAGCAGATATTCTTGTTATAGTAGAATCAGTAGCATGTCCTAGCTCAATACCTGTTACCTGTGGGCTATCTCCTGTACCTACACCGATAGAAGTACGGAGTGTTGCACCACTTTCAGCTACAGGATCACCTGTTCCATCTCCTACTATCATTTGTCCATCAGTTAGAACCGCCATAGCAGTTATTGCACCAGTACCTGATCCTAAAAGTACACCGCCATCTGTAAGAGTAGAAACTCCTGTACCACCGTCTGCTACAACAATATCAGTAATTCCAGTAACTGAACCACCTTCAATGTTAGCTATTAATGTACCTACAGCATATCCTGTACCACTAGTATTAACTGTAGTGTTGGGAGCAGCTTGTAAGTCTTTAAAGAGTTTAAACTTACCGCTATCATTAGCATCTCTAAATAGACCTGCATATAAGTCTTGTGATCCTGAAGTATCATACAGACCATAGAAGCCTATATCAACAGTATCAGCACCACCATTACCTGAAGCTAAAATAATAAGAGGGTCTTCTACTGAAAGTGTAGCCGTGTTAACAGTGGTAGTGTCTCCATTAACTGTAAGATCACCTGTTACTACTAATGCTCCTCCAACATTTAAAGTACTAGCTAGTGACACAACACCTGCTGCTGTCATTTCAAAGTCACTTGTGTCTGCTAGTGCAGTAGCAGAGTGTATCTTAAAGATGTCGCTATCGCTATCATCAATACCAATAACAAACTTTGTTGTGCCGCCTGATTGTAAATTGAGAGCTACGTCACCTGAACCAGCAGCTACATTAGCTGTATACCCAGCAGAGGTAATAACACCGCTTGTTGTGTCATCTCCACTATTAATTAGAAAGGCATCATCTACGTTAAGAGTGTTAGTAGCTAAAGTAATATTAGTACCAGCTACCAGAGCAGTCTTATTTATAGTTATAGCCGCACCAGAAGCTACACTAGCATTTACAACTGCGTTAGCTGCTAACTCATCAGCACCTACTGCATCATCAGCTAACATAGCATTTTCTACTGCACCATTAGCAATAGTAATTGCACCTGAAGATGCTAACGTAACGTCACCTGACACAGCTACAGGATTATAATTAGTACCATCACCTACTAATAGATGCCCTGCCGTGTTAGTAGCCATAACAAGATCGTCACCAGATATTGTAAGATCACCTGTAACGGTCATATTACCAGCCGCTACAACACGACCAGCATCAGACATATCTAGTGTTAATGAAGTAACTCCAGCACCACCATCATTACCTTTAAAGATAATATCTTTATCAGATACTTTAGATTCTAGTATAACGTCACTGCTACTGTTGTGTACACGTAACATTTCAGTGCCATCGTCTTCGTAGATAATACCACTAGCTGCTGTACCTGCGTCTAATGTAATACCCCCAGCAGACTCTAGATTAATGGAGTCTACTGCAGTACCATCAGATACTACATCTAAGTCACCATCTGCGTTAGAGTGTATGTAAGTACCAGTATCATTAAAGTAAAGTTTTTCTGTAGTATTTAATAATATATCATCAGTAAACTTAAAGTAGTCTTCATCTTCCATCCACGTAAGAACACCATCATTTGTCTCGCCATCAAATGTAACTACTACATCAGTTCCTGCAGTACCTAAACCAAATGTTATAGCATGACTACGTAGTGCAGCAACATTACCACCGTTACCTGCTGTACCGTCGTGTGTGTGGCCTGTTGTACCAAAGGCTGTTACTAATGCGTCAAATTCATCATTAGAATCTGCTGCTGCGATTGTATCACCTGTAGCAAAGGTACTTACTCTTGTTGCATAACCTGTCATTTTACATTCTAGCTCCCGGTGTAAATTCTAATTCAAAACCTTTAAGTGTTATAGGTGCATTGGCACTTGTATCTTCTAATCTAACTACTACGGTAAAACCACTACCCTCTACAGATTGTCTAACGATAGGCATACCTTCTGCGTCGTATACTGCTGAACCATACAGACTACTTCCGTAGATAGCTGCAGTATCTGCTGTAGTAAGATTGTATGCTGTTGGTTGAGGTGTAGCAGCATCTTCAAAGTCGTACTTAACAAATAAGTTAACATCAACAGAACCTTCAGGATCATAGTTTACGTTGATACGTTGCATAATTTTACGTATACCTGCATCGCCCATAGTCAGATCAGGAGAGCGATAAATAGCTTTCATTGCTGTACCGTCAAAGCTATTACCTGTTTCTTGTAGATAGATGTAACCATCATATCCACCGTGTATTACTTGTTCTACTCCTGAGATGAAACCTGAAACACAACAAGAAGGTTTTAAACCTCTAATGTCACTGTATTCCCAACCTACTTGTCCTGAAGGATTAGCTTTTAATACACCAATAATACCTTTTGCGGCTGAGACTGAGCCTCCATCTTTAGGATAAAACAAACGATACTGACTCTTACTGCGAATAATAACAGAGGATATCTTTTCAAAACCTATATCACTAATACGATCCTGTATCTGTTTAGAAACTGTGCCTAACTCTACGTCACCAATACGTGCTGTACCTGCAATAGTACGTAGACCATCAGGTGCTAGAAAGATAACATCTCCACCTATTTCCTGCACACTAAAAGCATCTGAGCAACCAACGTTACGAGATACAGGAGCTATAACAAAATCAGCTAAAGCGTTACCTGTTAACTTGTAGATACGATCTTCACAGAATATTATTAAAGAGTCACGAAAAGACTTTAAAGCAACTATAGTGCTGTCTACGTTTAGTATTCCTGCTCCGTTAGAAGCTGTAAAATCATTCTCGTCACCTAGTGAAGAAAACTGTAAAGAGTTAGGATTAGAACTCATACCTGAAAAAAACATATGATTCTTAAAAGCTGCAACCATACTAGGATCAATAGGTGCAGTGCCTAACCCATCAAATACTACATTACCGCTTACTGATCCACTACTTGCTGTAGATAATATTACAGTAGTACTAGAAATACTAGAGACAGTAGAGCCTCCAGCTACATTAGTACCAGTTACGTACATTCCTGCTACAATACCAGCAGCACTACCTACAGTAAGAGAAGTTGAAGCTCCTGTAGTAGAACCAGTAGTTGTAACATTAGTAGCATTACCTTTAATGTCAGTTACTGTAGTGCCATTATATAGTGAAGCAGCATTAGCGCCATCAACAAAGATAAGACGCTCCTCATTAGTAGTAAAGTTATATGTTTCAAAGCGATAACGTCCTGCAGAGGTACGCCCAGAGTCAATAGAAGTCCACGCACCACCAGTGCCTTTATAGACAGACGTACTTTGAGCAACTACTACACTATTATTAAATATAGCTACACCTAAAATAACAGAAGTAGCTCCACCTACTTGTGTAGACGAGTATTTACTTGTACCACTTAAACGTCTGTAACCTCCTTTAACAGAAGGTTCAAAGTTTTGTAGTATTGTTGCTGCACCTACAGGCATTGTGTAGACATCTCTGTCTAGCACTAAACCCCCTGCAGTAGTAACAACATACGGAGAGATATATTCGGGTGCTGTTATATCAGCCATACTAGGTGTTCACTCCTACAAACCTCTTCGTAGTGCCTGTAATACCTGAAGGATAGAAATAGTTTTGATGATTAAGTAGCTCTACTCTCATACGTTTAATACCTTCTAGATAATCTTTTTCTGATAGTTGCGCTCCTGCCATATTAGCTCTCATCATATAGGCATAGTATTTACCCCTGTTGACTACTATGTCATGAAATCTACTAGGAAGAGTAGGTAGATCATTGTAAGCAGAAAGGTCTGTGTGTGTTTTATAGTAGTCAAAAGTTACCGTATAGGCACTCTTGTCAGGTATAGGACTAAAGCCGTAGAAAGAATTATCTTGTGTACGGTACACATATCTAGGAAGACTAAATTGACTTGCGCTTGTAGTGTTAAGATCGCCTTCGCTGTGTGAGTCTAGCCATTCAGTATAGGAAAGATACGCTAAACGTTGAGGAGCAAAGTTCTCAGTAGTCTCTACTGTTTCTACGTCATAGTTAGCAGAAGCAGTATTAGCAAATCCTATATAAATAGTAGGAGTAGTAGAAGTAAATCTAGTAGTATTATACTCTCCATCTCCTATGTTGTCAATAGTTAATGTAGAATTAATTAACTCTGTACCACCAGAAGTTGTACCTATCTTAATAGTAATATCTCCACCAAAGGTACGAGTACGTACTACATAGTCCTTACCGACTACTGTGCTAATAGCTTGTGAGATTTCTGAGGCATTTAACCGTGCTGCACCATCACCTCTAGCTTTAGTGTGAAAAGGACTACCTGTCACAGTGGTCCAATTACTTAAATTAGAAGAAAAGCTTCCGTTAGTGATGAGATCAACAGGAGTAAGCATGAAGGAGCTAAAGTTAATCTTTCTAGAATCAGAAGGATAGTCGTATAATCTTTTACCTGCAGTAAGCTGTTGTTCAAAGCTCTTGTATAGATAAGACCACTCTACTTCTGCATTGTACACATCATGAATAGCTTTATTGACTACATTCTTTACCATCGTCTGAACACCTCTAGCAGAGGCAAAAGTAGTAGCAGTTAGCTCTACTTCATTTAGCTCATTTAGTACACGATTAGTAAGTTCTAGATAATTTGCCATTGTTAATC